GTAGTACTCTTTGTTGGCGTTTTTGTAGGAGCTGCTGTTTTTGTCGGAGTATTTGTTTGAGTTGCTGTTTTCGTTGGTGTTTTTGTTGGGGTCGTTGTATTAGGTGGAGTATTTGTTGAAGTTACTGTTCTTGTTACTGTTTTTGTTGGTGTCTTGGTTTTGGTTGGAGTTGCTGTAACTTTTTGTGTTTTGGTTGGAGATGGTGTTGGTTCATCAACACACTGTGAACAATCTGATTTAATCTTCACATTTGTTTTAATTGACGATAGACTATTTTTGTTATGATTAATATCTGTATTTTCTATTATAACATTAATGTTTTGTTTATTATTTTTTACTAATTTTATTATAATTGGTTTGTGCTCACAAGAACAATTTCTTTTAATTGTATTTAAGTTATTAACAACAGAAAATGGAGATATTGATGTTATAAGATTTGGAATACCTTCACTACTTCCTGGTGATACTTCCTCATAACCAAAATCAACTAAAGTTTTAATGCTTAAAAGAGATAATATTGAAATTTTTCCAGAGGTGAACGATGGCACCATTAATTCGTTTGAGAACCCATAATATGATTGCTCATTACCTGATTGAGACCTATATTCTTCAGGCCAATGACCATCATCAAAACTTAATGGTATTTTTGTTCTTGTTAAAGATGTTATAGAATTATATGCGTTTTTAGCATTAGAGTATACGGTTCCATCTAATAGGTTATCAATAGGAGGCGTGCCGTCGGTTTTTGGTACAGCTTCTGGATTCCAGAATGCTCCGATTCCAAGGGCATGACCAAATTCATGAGTTAATATTTCTACCCAATCCTTTTCACTATACTGATTATTAAAATATTGATTAATAACTAATTGAAATGTTAACGAATTACATAAGTTTCCATCTTCATCATCTAAATCACCTACATCAAAAGGTCCACATGACGCTATTGTAATTGACATTGGATCATTAATAAGATTAAATTTAGTTAAATCTAAGGCTAGTCCGTTCCATACTTTATTCAGTTTAGAATATACATTTTTTATAATTTCATATGTTGTTGAGTTGTATTTTATATATTTAGCCCATCGATCCGCAGCTTGATTTAAATAACTACGATATGGTTGTGGTACTGATAACCAAGAAGACTTGTCAAAAAGAGGCTGATTTGATATTTCGTTCTTAGTAGGTGTGGGCGTTGGAGTCAGATTTTTTGTTTTAGTTACTGTTAGCGTTGCAGTTTTACTTTGAGTTTGAGTAGGAGTTAATGTAGATGTTGACGTTGGTGTTGGCGTTTCAGCTTTTGTTGGCGTTGGCGTGGGAGTGTCGCCGTTTGTTGGTGTTGGCGTTAACGTTTCTGTGGGTGTGGGCGTTAAACTTTCTGTGGGTGTGGGCGTTGGCGTTAAACCTTCTGTAGTGGTTGGTGTGGGAGTTAGCGTTTCTGTGGGTGTTGGAGTGGGAGTATCTCTGCTTGTTGAAGTTGGCGTTGGAGTTGAGCAGGGATTCGCGTCTAATTCTGATATTAAATAGCTAGCCCATGGACATAATCTAAGCCCTGGAAGAAAAGCTCCCCCAGCTTCAGACAGATGCTCTTCTGTATAAGTAAAAGTTGCATCACAAACTTCCATGGCATTTTCAAAAAAATCGATTGTGCTCGGATCGTAATAAAAATTATAATTTGGATTATAACAAACTGATCCTTTAATTATTAGTCCTGTTATATGGAGAGGTTGTGATGTTCCGTTTATTTGAGATCTTGCTTGATTAATCTTTTCTTGATCGATTAGTTTTATTACAAAGTTATGATTAAAACCATCTGAGACTTTAAAATAAGCTACAACTGTCACATTCGTTGGTGTGGGAGTAGTAGTTTGTGTTGCTGTTTTTGTTGGCGTTCTGGTGGTGGACGCTGCTGTTTTAGTTGGGGTATTTGTTTGAGTTACTGTTTTTGTTGGTGTCGGCGTAAACCCATCAACACATACCGAACAATCAGATCTTATCTTTGTATTATGTTTTATAGACGGGATTGAATTATTAATTCTGTCCTCTGATTTATCCTGCATGTTATAAAACTTTCGCAGCTATTAAGCATCCTTTACTTACTGAATGCAAGGGGTCTGAGGCATGCTTGACTACTTTAATTGGAAGAGGAAACTCATTCTCAATAATTTTTTTAGAAAATTGCTCTATATATCCTTTAGCCTGTGATGTACCACCAGCAACCACTATTGTTAAAGGATTTTTAAATTTTGGTAAAGATTTATGATTTGATAATGCTAGTGTTAATTGTTTTGTAGTATAATCTATTAATCTTTCATAATAAGAAGAAACAGCTGATAATATAGCATTATCTGTATGTTCACCAATAGTAAAATCTCCACCCTCCTTTTCTGCTTGAACAACACTATCTTTTTCACCAGTAGCAATAGCACTCATGCGATCTATCCAATCCCCAGATTTTGTAGTACTAAATACAACTGTCGGCTCACCATTTAACATCACACAAACATTAGTCATTCCTGCTCCGCAAGAAATAGCTATTCCAGTATAATCTTCATCGCCTAACTCAGCATAACACAGAGCCTCTGCTTCATTAATAGCCTTAGCATCGTATCCACATTCACTCAAAATAGCCTTGACTACATCTTCATGATATCCAATATCAAAATCTTCATCTTCTTGATCTACAGGCTGTGCTGGTACGCAAAAAACTAACTTCTCTCCCTTTTCACTTGCTTTTCCAGCAACTTCTTTTAAAATAAATGCTAATATTTTTTTTGCATCTTTTTCTTTTGCAGATACTACTCCTTTACTCATTGGTCTTTTAGCATTATCATTTCTTTCTATAGCTTTTTCTATTGCATCTTTACCTAGAATAATAAATGATCCATCAGAATCTTTGATAAATACTTTATTATTTAATCCCTTTTCTATCATTTTACTTGCAACAGGAGTAGTCGGCTTGATGATATAGAATGCATCCCTAAATTCTTTATATTTTATATTATTTTCATTATCTGTTGCCAAGATAATAAAACTAGTTCCTACGTCCAGACCTTTTGACATAATACTCTCCTATAAAAATTGATGACTTTATTATAATACACCCTTTTAGACTTCTTTGTATGGTGTAAATTCTGAATACGAGGACCAACTATAATGAATAAATTTGGTAAGATATGGGGATTTACATCTAATATTTTTATAAATGATTCTATTTCTATCGACAGAATAGAGATTAATGCTAAACAATCATGTTCTAAACATTATCATCAATATAAATATAATACGTTTTTTGTTGAAAAAGGATCCATCTTAGTTCATAGATGGGAAAATGATATTCAAATCACTAGCAAATTAGATACTCATGATTCTATTACTATAGAACCAAATATTTATCATCAATTTTATGCCTTATCAGATAGCATAGTTTATGAAATATATTATAATAAATTAAATTACAATGATATTATAAGAGATAATAATGTCAAATAGAATTAAAATTTTATTATCTATGATTCAAGATGATTATATAGGATGCGAATTAGGAGTAGCAGACGGAACATTTTCCGCACAAATATTGGGTCATTCTACAATACAATATTTATATTCAATTGATATGTGGGCTGGAGATAGAGGTCACAACGATGCTCAATATACTAAAGCAGTCAATCAATTACTTCCTTATAAAGATAAAAATACAATAATAAAATATAGATTTGATGAAGCAGTGAGTCTATTCGATGATAATTTTTTTGACTTTATCTATATAGATGGATATGCTCACACAGGACAAGATAACGGCAAAACTTTATACGATTGGTGGCCGAAACTAAAACACAATAGAATTTTTTCTGGTCATGACTATGACAAATCTTGGCCAAAGAATATTGAAGCAGTAGATAGATTTGCAACTAAACATAATCAAAAAATTAACGTTATAGAAGATAAACCTTATAATTCATGGTATATAATAAAAGGACTTGAGCAATGAATTTTAAAATTATCAGTGGATATACTAAAAATACTCCATATGAACAAGAGATCACCCACCTAGTAGAATCTCTTCGTAAGTATAATATTATTAATTATGAAATAGTAGAATATAATAATTTTGGTAATTGGAGTCAAAATTGTCAATATAAAGCATATATTATTCAAGACCAGCTTATAAAACACAATACTCCTGTTGTATGGCTTGATGCTGATGCTGTATTATATGATTATCCAATATTATTTGAGATTATAGATAAAGATATTGCTTTTTGTTATTACTATGGAGGAGTTGCATGTGGGACGCTATATATAAAACCAACCAAACAAATGATAAATTTATGTGCAGAATGGATACAGTTAAATGCTAAGAACATCAATATTTGGGATCAAAAAAATCTTACAATTTTAATGAATAAGTATAAAATTTCTTACTTAAATCTTCCAGTCTCATACTGCAAAATAGATTTTGCTAAATGTTCAGAAAAAATTATTATTGGTCAAAATCAAGCCAGTAGGAGATTTAAAAAAACAATAGATACTACTCGTGCAACAAATGAATAATAAATCAATAGAATATGCTTCGCATCTAAAACTATTAACAAAATATTTGATGCTTATAGACAATAATTCTGCTGTTGTTGAAACAGGTTGTGGTTTTTTTAGCTCACCAGTAATATCATCTATTGCTGAATATAAAAATTTAAAATATTATATTTACTATAATAATAACGAATATAAAACAGAAATTTCAAAATTTGTTAAAAATGCTACATTTATTTATGTACATGATTGGTCTAAATGGACTCCAGAAATAAAAGCGTCATTATACTTTCATGATAATGAAGAGTTAATAGTTAATAGATACAAACAAATTAATAAAATTTTACCTAAAACACAGTATCTAATGTTGCATGATTATAGTACATACTTAAAAAGAAATTGTGATATGAGCGATAATTATATTATTGAAGAAACTAAAGAATTAAATCCAACAACATGTGTTATAAAAGGATTAATATGAATTATTTTTTAATTGCTAATAATCGTCAACTAGCTCAATCTACAATTGATAAATTAGTTATTCATGAGAATAATGATGTGCTTGTGTTATTTAATTTTTTAATTCCATTAAAATTTGATAAAATTAAAAACTATACTAATAAAATATGTATATCCAGAAGACGACCGATTAAAGGTAGACAAGACAGTAAAATGCTGCAAGGAATTAAAGAGTACTATTGTAATATGGGAAGTATAAGAGAAAATCAACATCTATTTAAAGAAATTTATTTTGTACCATGTCCGCACAATTTGGGAAAAGCTTCAAAATCTTATGTTGATAATATTGATTTATTTAAATTTGATAAAGAAAAGGTGAAATGTATTGAGTATATTCAATCTATTATATCAAAAAAATTAAACTATTATAGAACTGGAATTCAGGCTGGAGTCAGTACTGGCATTATAACTCATGAGTATATAAAATCTATAAAACAATCAAAAGATAATATTATTTTAGTTGCTTTTAATTCTGGAGTAACTAAGTATCATGATAAAGAATGGGAAACTGAATATTTTCTTAATGAAATAAACCAAAAAAAATGCTTGACTATTGATTGTTATAATGTGCCCGATACATACAATAATTAATATATCTTTGTTCTAAGATTTTTTATTGATGATAAAAATTCTTCTTTGTTTGTAAAATTATCTTCAATATTAACAACATAATTTTCTTTTGAAAAAAAAGATATCTCTTTAAAATTCCAAACAAAATCTGGATATATATCTTTGATAGAAGCATTAATTGTTGCTATTTTATTATTTGATTGATGAATTTGTTCATATGAAATTAATACATATTTTTTATTAATATTTTTTAAAAAATAATCTAATGAATTTATAGTTTTATTTATATAGTCATTATATATTTTTTCATTCCATTGTATTTTTTCTAAATATGGTCGTTCTTTTTGTAAGGATGTCCACCTATGACTTATTAAAGACTTTTGCTCACTGATAAAAGATTCCAGTAAATTATTTCTATAATTAATTATAACGTAATCAGACATATCAACGATATCTTTTAATAAAATATCTTCATTAATTTGTTCAGGAAAAACTTTAAAAACTAAATTTTTTTGTATTTCATATATTTTTTGTTGTATTTTTTGTAGTAACTTAATAGAATAAGGTTTATTTTTTATTATTCTAAAAATTAATTTAGTAAAACTATTTGAATCAATAAAAAAATTAGAATAATTATATATTTTTACAAAAGCATTAAGTATTTCATCGTCTACACGATAAACATTTTTTAATAGATAATGCAAAGTATAAAAAAAAGATAGAGGATCTTTAGAAAATGGTTCATATAAAGACAAAGTATCATCTGAAGCCATAGTATCACATAGCCAGTTTGATCCTGTCCTTTTATAAGATAAAATACATATTGTTTTAATACTTATTGTTCCTTAGTAAGCGCCCGATACACACAGCAATTGATTACAATAATTCAGATAATGGCTTATCAAAATATTGTGAATACTTTGGATCATTTTCTATGGACCAGTATTCATTTTGTGGTTTCTGTGTCCATCTTTCTAGATAGTTCTTGTGCTTCTTAAACTGCTCAAAATTTCTTTTTATTATATATGCTGGAGATGAGTGAAACCAACTTACTACGGCAGACCTATCAAAATTAGCACCAACAAATGCGTGATAACTATTATGACTGATCTCAAACATAAATAATCTATTGTTTTTTGGCTGTATCGTATCTATTAGTTTGCCATTATAGGCATCATAAATTCCTGTGCCTCCACCAGTAACTGATATATTATCATTGTTATTTAAGTAATATAATAATGCTACGCTTCTAATCATTTTTACGCTATTTGGATTAGCATTAGTATCATCAGTATAATGCACTCCTCCTCCACAAGTAATAAAATCTTGATCATTATTAGCTTTAGGGAAAGAACAAATGTTCATATCTCTATGTATAAATCCATCTTTTGATGGGGCTTTATGAAAATGAGCAGATGGGGATATATATTGTGAAGTTTCTATATTAAAAGACTTTTCTACAAAATTTTTCAAATCTTGAGACGCAAAAAAATCATAACCATCAACCAAGTCTTTCATTCCTAATCCAGATATGTATCCCTCATAGTTACTAGTTGCTCCAGGTTGATCCTTATATGGAACTGTTCTTGCTATAAACTCAGGAAATTTAGCAGATATGGAGTCGTATATATTTTTATTGAATAAATTATCAATAATAATATAATTAAATGGGGCATCATACTTCTTTATGCTTAAATATTTAGACTCATATGGATGTATTTTATAGCTTAAATTATTTATCATGATAAGTTATTCCATCTCCATCTATATGTAGTATTTTAATATTATTTAAATTATGATATTGTATATATTGTAATAAATATTGTGAAAATTCTCTAACGTTAATATTATATTTATTAGAGACTACTTCTATTCCTGAGTGTTTCCAATAAAACTTATTATCAGAAGAATAAAATCTATTAGTATAGTCGTGTTTTCCATACAAGGCACAAGGTCTAATTATAGAAGTATTTTTTAAATTATTGTCAATAGAGTATTTTTCTAACTCTTTTTTATCCTTAGCATACTGGTGAAGCCAATGTGTCTTGGTTTGTATTGCATGAGTATCTAATACTGATTGAGTAGATATTAATACATAATAATCATAAGAGATAAATTTTAATATATTATTTAGTTGATTAATATTATAACAACTAAAATCGATGACTATATCAAAAAATCTTCCAGATAGCTCTTTACAAGACTCAAGATTATTTCTATCAACAGTAATATGTTCTAAATGTTTGAACAGATCCTTATTGGTTATTCCTCGATTAGCAATAGACAATTTATAGTTAATATTATCAGACAATAGTTCTACAAAATCTCTTCCAACCATTTGCGTTCCTCCAACAATCAGAATTTTTTGCATGACTATCTTTTTAAATTTTTTAATTTATTGATTGAAGATTCTATATTTTCATTAGAAATTTTAGTTTCACCAAGATTTTCGTATTTTTTCTCCATCCCAGACGTTTTAATGTCTGTTACAAATTTTCTCTCATCAATAATAACTTTATTTGTTACTTTGTCATCTGATAATGATTTTTGTTTATTAAAAAAAGAAACCGGCTGACTCTCCACGATGGTCTGACTACTATTTAATCGACCGATAGTATATCCTAAAAAGAAAAATACTATATCTAATAGTATTAATATAATCAATAATATTTGTATAGTATCTATCATAGCGTCCTCTAGGGTAGATTACACCACCTTATAAATAAAAAAGGGGCCAAAAGACCCCTTTAGTATTTCAACATTCAATTATTAAGTAAAAAATTATTATGGTTGCGATCCTAAAATTCTTCCCTTTTGAGTTCTAATAACATAACCTTTCCTGACTAAGAATGGCTCAATGCTGTTCTCAATAGTTTCTATAGCTATTCCTGTCATTGAAGATATTGCTTTCAATCCAAGTGGTGATCCCTTACTCTTTTTCAAAATATCAATATATAGTCTGTCGTAAACATCAAGACCGTTATTATCAATACCCTGAACATTAAATATCTCATCAACCGAAATGGTTTGATCAGGATTACAAGACATATAATTCTTATACCATTGTAATCTAGCATTTAGAATTCGTGGAGTTCCTTTACTTCGTTTAGCAATCTCTAAGAGGTCTGAGTCATCTATGACTACTCCTAATTTTGACGAATTCAACCTTGCTAGTTTAGCTAGATCATCAGTATTATAAAAAGATAAATGTTCTTTAATGCAGAAACGATCATAAAAGGGTTGACTTAAACTTCCGCCACTAGTTGTGGCCCCAACCACAGTAAATACTGGCAGATCAATAGTTTCTGGAACATCTTTATCTTCGTCATTCTTAACAGTAATATTAAGAACAAAATCTTCCATGATCGGATATAGAAATTCTTCCACAATCTTAGGCAATCTGTGGATTTCATCAATGAACAAAACTGATCTTGGCTCAATACCCATAATATACGGAAGTATATTTTTGATGCTGCGTATGTTTGCCGCATTGGTGGTATAAAGGTTCACCCCCAACTCGTTGGCTATGGCACTCGCTATGGTGGTCTTTCCAAGGCCAGGAGGGCCGTCTATTAAAACGTGAGGCATCACCGTGCCTGTGTTTTTACAACCCCTCACAGAGACTCGCAGACGCTCCTTAACATTATCCTGTCCAATGATTTCGTCAAAAGTTGATGGTCGAATACCCTTAGCCATTTTTTTCTCCAAAAGATTTTAAAACGTTTTTAATTAAAGATCCAACATCATTAGTCTTGCAAGAATTGTATGATTGTTTGATCAATTCCTTAGCCTCATCCAAATCAAATCCATAGCCAGATAGAACTTTAGCACATTGATTCAAAAGGTCAACAGGAATACTATCAATAATATCCTCTGTCTTCTTTCGTTTACTTATTGGCTTTTCGTAAATTATTTTAATGTTTTTTATCTGTTTTGGCTTGAAAACCAAACCACACTCACAGACTATCTTAAAATTCTTAACCTGAGTTTGCCTTATAAATAACCAATGTTCGTTATCACAATTCTCAGACGGACACTTATACTTGAATGAAGCATCAATCTCAATCGGTTTCTGGCTTTTCAGGTTTGTTTTTGTCATTGTCTTTTATCCAAAAAACGAAATCGTTACTGTCACTGTCAAACCCTGTTTCAATAACACCTTTATTAACCAAGTTGTTCAATAAATTACTAACCATTCTATCATTAAGAGATTCTACTATAGTCATAAATAATTCATCATTGACTACATATCTTATATCATTTGTTTTTTTATTTTTTTGTTTTTTAATTAAACTCATTAATATTATTCTTGATTCATCAAATGATAAAATATTATTTAATTCATCTTGATCTTCTTTGTTGATTTCTAATTTCAAATCATCTGTTGAATCTTTATTAGATCCAAAATTATTAAATACTAATGCTCTTGACGAATTAATGAAACCATCTAAATCTTTAATTATAAACCATTCATCATTATTCATAAATCTTCCTAATTAAGTATTTCAAATAATCCTTCATAGTATCTAGGCTGGCTAACAATATGCCTAGCATGACTTTGTAAATGTAATTCATATTCTTTCTGTAATTTGTTATAGATAAAGTATTTCATTTTCCATATTCCTTCGTTCCAATAGTTGTTCCCCAAGTACAGGGACTTTTTATCATCCGCTGTACTGGAGAACGAACTATTCACAGGTAACGCAATCGGAGAAAATCCATCTGGAAGAAGTGGAGTATTATAGTTAGATAGGTTGTTCAACACATCCTCTATAATATCCTTACTTATCCATTTATATTCTATCTTATTAATCAGACTATCCATATATTTTTTGACCCATTCAGTATCTATCTGAAAGTAGAATTTGTAAGGATCTTTATCTTCTGGATATTCTTGATTATTCATAATTTACCTAAACTCTTTCAGACCATCTTGGCCCAGTATTATCAATTACATGAGGTCGAGTTGGTTTACGTCCACGCTTACCTTCATATCCTAATCGTTTCATAATATTATTAACTGTTTGACCACTAACATACCATGTTGTATTCTCAAACTTACCTTCTCTTAGAAATTTAGCCATGTCCCAATTGTTACTGGTTTTTTGAACCAATTCCACAAAATCTCTTTTTGAGGATTCATTATCTAGTAAATGCTGTAATAGTCTATTTGTGTGTCTTCCCATAATTTATTCCTCCTAGTCCAGACACAATCGGGGGACACAACAAGCATCCCCCGACTGATCCGGTTTTAATCAACCAACACAAAACTTATCGCTAATCTGGCTTGCCAAGTCTCTGGCAGCACCAGAAAGGAATCGGTTGTTGCTGAAATACAACGCTGTGGACGCTTGGTTGAGGTACTCGACCACCGTTTTTAAAAGTTTGGCCTGCTCCCCACTCAAAACTAAACCACTGTCACCAGCATGAGAAGGCAACACTGGCGACGGATCACCATAAGCCTTTTCAAACTTGTTGTTGTAAGCCTTTGAAAGATCCTCGTTGTAACTGTCTGGAGTCTTATTATAAGATGCCCAAGCACTACTCATAGAGTTCTTTTGACCACAAGTATCAGATGTGCTATTTGTATAGACTGCTCTTTGACTATTAAGTTCATTCAGAATCTTTGCAGCAGCATCAACCGTTACAGGAAGTCCAGTAGCATCAGACTTCTTATAGGTTTTTCTCCACTGGTCAAACCAAGCATCACTAGTAGCATTAGGAACAATGGTTACTGTTGCTGGCTGACCATTTAATGCAGAGATTAAATCTTGAACATTAATTCTATGACCAGTTGAGCCAGTCAGAATACTTGTAAAGTAAGATGCTTTCTTTTCCCAGCACTTACGCCACCAAGTATAAGGAACTCGATAAATCTGATTAATCTTGATGGCTCGTGCATCTCCACCAAAGTAATTTACCAGTTTCTTCTGAATACCATTCCATGTGGTTTGATTAACTAGAGTTCGACTCTGATCGTCCAGAATCCAATAAATCTGATAACCATTACGAGTATCAACTACCCAACTTGGCTTAACAGCAAAGTTATTGATCTTATCAAGAGAGGACTGCTTAAACTTCATAACCTCTTTACTGGGCAGATAGTTTCCAGCAGCGTCTCGTCCAGCATCAATATCTACAAAACAACAAGCAATGGTATTGATAGCATACTGCTTTCGTCCACCGTTAACATAGAAGTAAGCATCAGAGTTGCTATTCTCATTAGCATTACGAACCTCAACAAGATCATTAGTATGCTTCATACTACTAATCTTTCTACGAGGATCTCCATTATAGCAAAAGATATGACCAACCAGATTAAAAGAATTTAGAAACTGCTCTTGCAGTCCATTCCACGAATTAGCATAACGCTTTTCAGCACTGCTGTTAGCCTTGTCATACGGATTAAAACCAAGTTCCATCTTAAACATATTTCACCATTACCTGTAATTGTAAACAACCCAAACCAATATCGGGATAGCAACCTCTACTATCATTAGCGATATAAAATAGCGGGAGAGGAATTGAACCTCTCTCAAATAGCGTTTGT